AGCTTACTTGTACTTTCTGCATAGCAGGCAAGTAAGTATAGCTATTACCCGAAAGCCTAGCCCCTCCGGTAGTCGTACCGTCTAGCGTTACATCGTCGCTTATAGTTTCAGTAAGAGACAAAGCACCATTAAAACGATAAGTATATACTACCCTGCTAGCGTTAGCTCTTTCTAGGTATTGCTCGAAATAGTAAATACCGTTTTTTTGATAGAACCTAGCACCAAAAGCTATACAAAGCTCTTTTAGTATTTCTAAGTAATTAGAATAGGTTATAGTCCCGTCTTCGTCTTTAGAGCTGTATACCCTAGGATCAAACCTAGTAAGCGTAGTTACGTCCGTAGTAGCGCTGTAGGTTTGCTGTATGTCCCAAACATTTACGGAAGTAGCGTAAAATAAGTCGCTCGCTGCGTAAATCTCGTCTAAGCCTATAGCTCCTACAGCATCCTCTAAGAAGTCCTCTACTGTTTGATTTGTTAGCTCTTGGTATTCTTTGTTAGCCAGTAGGCCTATTCCGTCCGTAGCTACTATTTGAAATAGAGTAGGGCTGCTTTCGTCTTGCTCGCTTATAAGATCTTGAGTAAGTACACCGGTCCAATAAGTACCGTAACCGCTCCCGCTGTCTAAACTTATCTTAACGTAAAAGAGGTGCTCTTGTCTATTGGTTAGCTTGCTTATAAAGCCGTCTAGCGCTCCGTTTCTATTGTAGGCGTTTATCGTACACTTAGAGCCAATAATAGGGCTTACTATGTCGTCGGTTTCTCCGGAGTAGTCTAAGGTAAAGCCGTCGCTCGCTACCGTAAAAGAAGTAATACCGGCAGTAAAGCCTTCCTGGTATATCTCTATCTTATAGAGCTTATTGGTTGAGCTGTGGAATTCGCTTTGTAATCTTAAACCCATCTACTAAAAGCCTCTATATCTAGTTCGTACTCGCCCTGCTTTCTCGGAGCTTAGGAGTATGTCCTGGCCGCTTATGCGTCCGTACACCTCTACAGCTCCTCCGGTGGCTTTGCCTAACATACCTTGCAGCTTACTTAGTGGCGCTATTACCTCCGGATCCATTCTAGCGTTAGGATTGTCTCCGACTACAGCTAGAGTCTCGCCATAGGCTAACCCCCCTTTCGCTAATTTTACTTGCTGTTGGTTAGCTGCTATTTGTTTCATCTTACCCCTAGCAGCTCCCGCTAAAGCTAGAAGGGCTACCCCTGCGGCTACTGCTACCGGTCCGCTCATACTCGCTAAAGCTTTTTGTATAGCGCTTACAGTAAAACCTATACTAATAGCCATCTTACCTAGCTGCTCTGCTGTGCTTGCAAAAGCTCCTAATACAAATACTCCGAAGCCCTCAAAAGCTGACTGTCCAGTAATTAAGCTTTCGCCTAGTCGCATTATACCTTCGTGTATAATACTATCTACCATATTAGTAATAGCTTGGGCGGCCATTTCTGAGTTAGCTTGCACTTGTACGCTATACTGCTGCCAAGCTAAAGCCATTTTACTTAGCCTATCTTGGGTAGTAGTTACTTGCTCCTCGGTTACTCCTGCGTCTTCGGTAGTTTCAGTAGTAGTAGTACTAGGAGTACTAGTACCTGCACCACCGGCAAAAGTGAACATACCCGTAAGCTTTGCCCAAGCTTTTTTTACGGGTTCCGTTATATTATCTATTCCCTTTTGTAGTCCCTCCTCGGTAACAAATTCTATCTTCTCTTTAGGGGTAAAGGTGTTTTCTAGGGCATCGTCGAAATTATCTTTTACCCCGGATATAGTAGCGTCTACCGTGTCAAGTACTGAGTCTAACCCCCTTTTTACAGCGCGTTTTATTCCTTCCCAATCGCCAGTAAATACAGCTACCCAAAAGTCACCTACACTTTTTAAATACTCTAATAATCCGTTAAATACAGCTTTTATAACAGTCCAAAGGTTTTTAAAGCTTAGAATAGCATACTGTATAACCCCTCTAAATAATGTACTCTCGTTATAGAGGTCTATAAAGTAGTTTATAGTCTTTACTAGTACGGGCCTTATCTCATCCCAAAATTTAATAGTTAACCCAATAAGTAAAACTATAGCCCCTATTACTAAACCTACTGGAGAAAGTAAAGCGCCTATAACTGCGCTAATCATTCCTATACCGGTTATTATAGGACCGCTAGCCGCTACTAAAGCGGTTATAGTTAGTATAGCTGTTTTCGTTTCGCTGCTAAGATCTCTAAAGCTATTTATAGCCTTAGTAATAAACTGCGCTATTTTAGTAACCATAGGCAGTAAAGCAGCCCCTAGCTCTATACCTGCGTTTCTTAAACTGTTAAGTGTTTGCTGGAATTTAAAGCCGCTCGTTTCGCTTACATTTTTAAAGCCATCGTCTACTATTCCGGTGCTGTTGCTTATGTTGTTTAGTACATCTGCGTAGGCTTCGCCCTGGGCTCCCGCCGTACCCAATACAGTACTAAGAGCTCTTACGTTTCCAAATACACTAACTAGCGCTTCGTCGTTTCCTTTAAAGCTTTCGGTAAGGAAAGCTAGCGTAGACTGTAGGCCTTCTTCTCCTACCTTGTTTCTAAGGTCCTCGGAAGTTAAGCCTATCGTAGCTAGTGCCTTTTCAGCGTCTTGCGTAGGCTTTAAAAAACTAGTCATTACACCGCGTAAACCTACTACGGCTTCTTCTGCCGGTACACCCAAGCGGGTAAAGGTCGCTATGTTAGCGCCTAGCTCTTGGAAGCTTATACCTAGCTGCGAACCTATACCCACTATACGCCCAAGCGTAGGAGCTAGGCTTTCCGCCTCTAAGTTACCTTCCCTTACTATAGCCGTTAAAGTGTCGGTAGCTTCCGCTGCCGTTAAGCCTTCTTTGCTGTAGGCTTGTAGTACCCCCGTTAAAGCTTGCGCTATTTGTTGGGTATCTCCCAAACCAATAGCGGAAGCTTTAGCAGATCGTTCTAATACCTCGGTAGCTTCTGCCCCTCGTAGACCTGCGGAGGCCACCGTAAAGAGTGCCTCGCTTAGTGCTTGTTGGCTTTGCCCCGTTGCAGCGCTTACGCCTTTTACGCTATTCTTAAAATCGTCTAGCGCCTTGCCCGTAATACCTACGAGGTTCTCTATTTTGCTAAAGCTAGTTTCTAGGTCGGTAGCCATCTTTACACCGGCTGCGCCAGCAGCGGCAAAAGGTAAAGTAACATTTCTAGTAATGTTACCGCCTATACGTTTAGCTTGAGCCCCAAACTTTTTAAGGCTGTTACCCGCTATCTTTAGGCCTCTTTTAAGGCCGGAAAGGTTAGCGCCTATGCTAACGTTAGTACTCGCTACGCTCTTTTTTGCCATTTGCTTAGTATTGCTTTAGCTTGTTCTTTACTTAGCTTCGCTTCTTTGTGTTTCTTTTCCCAAGGAAATACAGTAAGATCTTGGGGCTTTATCTTTTTGTTTTTTGGTAGCTCTAGGTTCACTAGTATAGTAGTACTCCAGCGCTCCCGTTCCCAGCTTTGCTGCTGGTTTATTTCGTACAAATTAAAAAAGCCTTTCAAGGCATTATTTAACTCTCTAGGGGTAGCATTGTAAAACGCTTCCGGGTTCCAGTTTAACTGCCCTAGGGCTAGCTCCTGGTAGCTGTCAAAAGTTAAAGGGGCTGCCGAGCTATTGCCCGGCGCCCCGTTTACTTTTTTTCCTCCTCCGAGGCTCCAAAGCTTGAGCTAAATACGTTTAGAACCTTCTCCATAGCTTCCGGCTGTTCGTCTAGCCAGTCCGCTACTTCCTCTATGCTATAGCTATAAGGTTTTTTCTCTACCCTAGCCCCGTGCTTTAAACCGCACCAAACTAAAAAGAGTGCGTCCTTTAGCTTCATATTTTCGCCGAGGTTATCAAGGTCGGCCATAGTGTAGCCGTTCTCCTCGGTAAATTCCATTAAAGCAGCGAAGCCAAACTTAACCGGTCTTTCTTCGCCTCCTATTTCTACGTATTTAACCATTTGCTTTAAGTGTGTTTAGTGTTTACTATTAAGATACTTGATCGAAAGTTATAGCGCCAGTTAGCTCAAACGTAGCCGAGTAGCTTACATTGTCCTCCATTCCGGAATTTACTTCTAAAGAGGTTACATAAGCTGAAGCAGACCAGTAGTAGTCTCCGCTTACTTCAGTAGAAAACTTAACAGTAAGCGCAGTACGTGCGCTCCAAGCTGTCATAAGTTCCTGCACTCCGTAAGCCGCATCTTCTGCGTATAGTGCAGATACCGAAATAGTACCGCTTTTAGTTGCTTCTAGTAAGTCTCTTGTGCCGGAGCTATCCTTAGTAGTTGCGTCTCTCGTATCCATAGATAGAGAAATAGAGCCCTCCGTAGCGTGAGCTATTAGAGTGCTTGCTGAGTAAACCCCTAAAAGGGTTCCATTCATAATGCCAGTAGTTGCCATTTTAATTTAAATTTATTTGTTCTTCTTCTATTACTTGCGGAGCTTCTGCCGGGGCTTCCTCTCCAAATTTTACAGCCTTTCCCGCTTCTAT